CAGCCAATGAAGCCATGGTTCAGAGGATTCAAAGGTAAAATATTTGAACGAGATGATACATGGATTACCGAAGGTATTTGGTCAATGGTTGGTAATGATATTCATATTACAGAGTTGCCCCCGGGAAGATGGACGCAGGATTTCAAAGAGTATTTGGATACCATGGTCGATAAAAAGATCATCAATGGTTATGTCAATAATAGCACGACCGATGATGTTAACTTTATAATTTCTGGCTACACGGGTAACGACATCATAAAAGATTTCAAACTTCAAAAAACTTTTCGAACATCTAACATGCACTTGTTCCATCCGATTCGGGGCATTCATAAATATGCCAGCCCAGAAGAGATTTTGGAAGATTTCATTGATGTGAGACTCGATGCCTATCACAGAAGAAAGGAACACATGGTCAAGAGTTTGGAACAACTTTCCATGATGTGTGACATGAAATCAAAATTTGTGACCATGGTAATTTCGGGAGATATCGTGGTCTTCAAAAAGAAAAGAAGTGTTCTCGAAGATGAGTTGGCTCAAATTTTTCCAAGAGTTGATGGAACCTACGACTATCTCTTGAACATTAAAACATATCAGTACACAGCCGAATCAGTGGATGCGTTACTCAAAGAGTCTCAAGATCTTCGACGCGACCTCGAAACATTGAAGTCCACCAAACATGTGGACATGTGGAAACTGGACATTAAAAATATGTAGACAATAGTTAAGATGCCCACGACAAGTGGTGCCGGAGTGTCACTCAACGCCATCGGCAAACAGGACACATACTTGTTGACAACCGATGTAGACAAGTCAATTTTTAATTACAACATTCGGAGACATTCGAACTTTACAAAGTTTCATAGAACTACGGTAATAAATCGCGCGCCAACTTCCCCGACATGGCCATTTAATGAACGCATTAAAGTCACATTCAACCCACAAAATATGGGTGACCTACTGAGTAACATGTATGCGGTCTTTAAGTTGCCGGCGCTTCCATCCGGTGAAGGTAAAAATTATTCCGATCAAGTTGGCAGACATTTAATCAAGTCCGTCACGATGCGTGTAGATGAGACTGAAGTTGAGAAAATTTATGATGATTGGATGGTCATCTATGATGAACTCTACCTTGAATCATCGGAAAAAGTCGCCAATCGTTTCGTTTTGAATAGAATGATCCCGTTCGACTCTTCGAGTAAAAATGCAGTCTACGCGGAATATGAATCAGATGTCGTCGTACCATTACCCTTTTTCTTCTCGAGAAAGTATTCAAGTGATGAATATGTAACGAATGAACCTAACCGACCATACTTTCCTTTGTGCGCCATCCACAAACAAAAAATTGAATTTGAGTTTGAATTTCATCCTCAAGAATTTTTCACAACCTATGACTCTAACATAACTCTGGATGACTTTAAGATTATCACTGAAGAATTCACAATTGACCCGGTCGAGAGACTTTACTTGAAGAATCGTGCGTACACAATGATCACAGATGTTGTTCGTCGTCACCCAACTATAGAAACAACACCCGGTGTTGACGTGATTCGAACAAACTTGATTCCAAATAATCGGGTCAAGGCTCTGCACTGGTTTTTAAGAAATTTGGACTTTGAAGACACATCCGTGACAACCGTTCCGAATGATACAGACACTTACAAAATATATGTTCGTGAAAATAATGGTGCATTCACTTTGAAGAATCTATCATTCTTCAGAGTTTTGACACAGGGTGGTGTATCAACATTCTCAAGAGTAAACTTTAGAACAGTTTCACTTAACGATAATAATCAAGAAGATTTTGAATTTGCGGGTTCTAAAGTATTTGACACTGAGTATAATATTGTATCGTGGTCTTCGTCAACAGAAAGTACACAAACTCCTATCATTGAAGTGACAGTCCCATCGAATACTTTCATTGAAAAGTTTTCATTTGAATTTTATACCGAAGAATCAAGTCAGGTAGATGGTTCGCGACGTCTTACAAACATACCTGCATTTGACATTGTCAAAAACGACGAAATACCGTTTCTCGTCGTATCCGAGAAAATTTCAGACTTCGTGAGTCTTCGACAAGAAACATTCACCCAGTCTTATAACATCGAACTCGACACGACAGTGTTTCGTGTTCCAGACGCGATTGAAAATGATTACTACTACATTCAAAATCGATTCAATTTTTCCAAGAATCCAGATTTTGATCAGACGTATACCTTTTTTAATCCAGTCATGAAGAATGCGCGATTTTACATTCAAGGCGTGGATCTTCCAAACATTTCAAGTACCACGGATGCGTACTATAAATACCTCGTCCCATATCATAGACGTCTTTCGAGACCTATCAGAAACATCTATACCTATTCATTCTCATTGAATCCAGTGAATGTCAATCCTTCGGGAAGTCTGGACTTTAGTGAAATTCAATCAGAAAAGACTGGTATCGAGATAAAGTTGGATGAAAATTTAACAAGGGTATATAGACTCTATATTTATTACACAGGCTATCAAACATTCGAGTTCGAAAATGGTTTTATGAAACTCGTTTACTAAACAAATTGTCCTTGTTGTCAGAGATGTAGTCGATGATTCTATTTTTGATACACCACTTGATAAAGTTCAACTGAGCCAAAGTTGTTTGGATTTCGTGTTCTGTACCAGGAATTTTGTAACCAATCTTCGAGGATCTACAGAAGGGATCAAATAGCTTTTTACTGTAACCATCTAAACTTGACTTATACGCACAGTGTACGGTAAACAGTTTACCGTTGTTCGTCGTGTACGTCAAGTTCGTCTTCTTCGCGTAGTTCGTAATGAACCATTCAATGTTTCGAAGTGAAATACCACTTGACTTGTCGAGAATGCTCATCAATGTAGTTTTATTCTTTTCGTCTGAATAGAATTCATTTATAGAAGATAGTAGAATGTCTGTTTTACTCATTACTACATCATTGTACTAAAATCTATAAGCCCCTTTTTTTCTTGAATTGGCGATGGGTCATTCACCATCTCAACTATATTCGTTCGCGAAACCTGAGCCTGATGAAAACTGCAATAACCATTCTTCTTAGCTCGGACAGTACATCGCGTACCATTTGGTCTAACACCTTTACACATGATGTCGTCTTCTGTAGGTGCGTCGCGAATCAACAATCTATAGGGTATGCCATAGTTTTCAGACACTTGTTTTAAGTAAATGCTATAATCAATGTGACACTTTTTGATTTTTTCGCGGTAGTCATCTTGATACTTTCGAATCTCAAGATTGAATTCTTCCTTGTTCTTTTTGATACCCTTTTTGTATTCATCTTTTGCAGATTTTAAATCTACCTGACACTCGACATGTTGTTGTTTGAACTCTTCCTTGACCTTCTTTAAAAGTTCTTTGTATTCTTCCTTAATTTTTTTGGCCTCTATCGCTACCCTTTTTCGAACTTCATCTTCAAATACGGCGTTCAGACGCTCCATCTTATCTTAGCTTTGCTCGTAACTTTTAAATATGTCTTCGACGGAACGTTTCGATTTAATGCGTTCCTTAAGATCTGAAACCTTACCCGTATCATCGAGACCGAGTCGCTGACACTCCTTGATGAGGTCTTCCTTTTTCATACCAGTCAACGATGGTTCTTTCTTTTTAGGAGGTGGTTTGTTTTGGGCGATAATGTCACCGAAAATTTCATTCTTCGGATCCTTGACGAGAGGCTCGAGTAAATCACAGATGGGATTCAAGAACTTATTCGTGAAGTAATGATGATAGTCGATGGGAATGTTATGCTCCTCGACCCATCCGGGGTCCTCCGCCTTTTCAAATGCCTTTGCCTTTGCATCTTGAGTCTTGACCAGAAGATATGGTACGCGATCACCCGACTGTGGTTCAGAACCTGGGCGACGAGCTCGCATCTTGTCTCGGACGGCAACGTGAGGAAGGTTGTTATTCTTGTATGAGTCTCCCAATTGCTGGGACAACACCAACTTTTCGTTCGGAACGCGACCTTCCAATAGATTAATAGCTCGCTCAAGAGCCAATTGTTTGGCCGGCTCGGGAT